CTTGTGTTTTGCGGCTAGCGTTGAGGCCTGCTTGTGCATCATGTCAGCGATCTTCTTGTCCGCCGGCGTGCTATCATCCATGTACACCTTGCCCTTGAACACGCCACAATCGATGGCTATACCAAAGTTGTGCATGGATGATCCGGGCTTAGCGTTGGTCACCTTTGGTCCAGGTGCAGTGCGCCCCTTGGCGTACAGCGCCTCTTGTTGCTCCCAAGTGCGAGTGCCGCAGATAATCTTGTAATCTAGGCCTTCTTTGGCAACCAGCTCCTTAGCCTCAATCAAGAAGTCAGCAAAAGCATCCCGAACTTCAGGAAGTAAGGTGTCTAAGTATTTAGCCGAGCGTTCGTCAATCATTTGTGAAGCAGTTTATAGATCTTAGTCAAAGTGTATACAATCGCAGCAATGCCACCGACGATGCGGACCGCTTGTTCAATCTCGGATAGAGACAGAGCGATAGCAGCAAAGTTGACTCCCAAGACGGAGCCAATCTCCTTAAGGTCGTCTAACATTTCGCTTGGGCTTTCCATATGTTTTTGGTCTTGATGGTTTAGCTGCGGGTTTAACTGGCTCAGACAAAGTTGAGAACCAACTCAGCCACACATAGTTGCAAGCCACTCCAATATTTAGGATAAACTCAGTAATTGGCGGTTCTTGGTGTGCAAAGATGTTGGCTACGCTGCCGCAAATTGTAACTGTAGTCGCAAGCTTGCAGAGATAAGAAGCGTACTTGTGTTTATAAATAGCACCGTCTTCATGGCCAAATACCTTCAACCACAAGTGAATAGCTGAAATCGCTAAAACGCTATTTGCGAGGGCGTTTAGTAGAACTAGTAGGCTCAGGTTCATGTTTTGGAATCAGCTTTTCACTCAATGTCTCAACAGCTCTCAACCCACAGAAGCCAAGCAAAAAGCCTGCGGCAAATCCATATTGTGGCTCACTGTCTAGATGCGCAACCTTAAGAAGAAGCGGAGTAACATAATTTGCGCTAGCTGCTCCTCCAATTAAAGAGGTAATAGTGCGCGGAAGGTTTTGCCCGGCTTGTTTAGATGACATCAAGATCGCTCCGAACAAACCAGCAACAGCAAGGCCAATATCAATACCAGCATCTTTTAGGTTCATCTATGTTGTGCCTGCTTGGCGGTAGAAACTGCATTCAGTAAGTCCAGCTCAAGTCGCTGGTATCTAGCATCTGAATGCCATTTCTGTGCCGCTGGCGCAGTGTATGTCTGACCAGCTTGAAGCTCAAGTATTTCCTTGCTAGGAGGATACAAGTATCTTGCTGGAACGGGTAAATCTTTCGCGCAACCTGTCACCCAAAGCGTCGTTGCCATTAGCCCTAGCTTCAATGATCTGATTCTCGATGTCATCGCAGTAGTTGGCTATATCACGCTCAAGTTCCCAAGAGGCTCGTTTAGCCCTGATCTCCAACCACAGGCGTAGAATTTGTAGCAGGCTTGGTATCATTTGATTCCTTTCGCACCACGTTGATCATTCCAATAAGCGCAAGTCCAGTAGTCAAAATGGCTTCCTGCATCTCTGGATGGAGCTTCAGTCCAACTGCTGTGAGCAACGCAAACAATCCACGCCAAGTTGATGGTTCTTTCAGTCGTTCGAGTAGGTACTTCATAAGATTAACACTTCCAGCGTTTAAGACTTGCCTTGGCCCGTTCTGCTGGGCCTTTAGCTTTGGCAACTACACCTGCCATGCGAGCGCAGAAAGACTTCTTGCGGCCAGCGTCAGCCTTGGTCTTGGGACTAGGTGCAGGAGCCTTAAGGTTGCTGCCAGTAGCTCGGTTGTACTTGGCTCGACCTTTTGCTGTTAGGCCTGCACCTTTAGACACAGGCAACTTTTCGCCGCGACCAACGGACAGTGAAGTGGATTTACGAGGCATATTAGAAGTAGGTTGTAATGATTGCGTACCCTGCGCCACCCGCTCCGCCTGCTCCAGACAAAAAGGTATTTGGTGATGCAGAACCGCCTCCGCCGCCTGCTCCAAATCCGCCTGCACCTCCAGCGCCGCCAGCACCAGCCGCATTAGATCCTCCGCCGCCTCCGCCTGCTGCTCCAATAATTCCACCCGTAGATGCGTTTGTAGTATTGCTGCTTCCAGCGCCTCCTGTACCACCTCCAGAAGTTCCGGCAGTTCCTCCAAAAATACTTAATGGCGTAAACCTGCCGCCGTTTCCGCCAGCTACTGATACATGAGTAGTGGCAGCAAGTCCACCTCCAGACCCACCTCCGCCATTTCCAGCCATAGCAGATGAAGTTATTGTGCTTGGCACTCCAGTAATGCCTGCTGCGCCAGAAGTGCTTGCTGATCCTCCTTGGTTTCCTTGAAATCCACCTGAGCCAGCATTTCCTGTAGCGCCTGCTCCTTGCCCCCCACCAACTCCGCCTCCACCTCCATTGCAGGTTACCCAAGAACCAAACGAACTCGTGCCGCCAGTTCCGCCAGTTCCGCCACTGCTATTATCGGCAGATGCAGATGCTCCAGCATTCCCAGCAGCGGCAATAGTCACTGTTTCCGTGGCTCCTAAAAGAGCAGCGTCGAACTCAAAGTTCATATGCGCACCAGAACCGCCACCGCCACCGCCTGCTACTAGCACTCCAGCCGCACCCCTTCCACCTCCGCCACCTCCGCCACCTCCGCCCCACAACTGCACACGAACACGTTTTGCGTTAGCTGGCTTTGTCCAAGTTCCAGTGGAGGAAAATACTGTATATGCTGGAGAACGGAAAGACAGTAGCGACACAGCCGTAACCTGTCCAAGGTTGTTTACCGTCAACGATGGGATCTGTGAAGTGCTGCCGTAAGTTCCAGTCGGGTCGGGCGAAAGCGCAGCAATAGACAACGTCCTGTTTGCGGTCAGATCTCCTCCGCCAGTCAACCCCGTGCCAGCAGACACGCTGCGAGCCGTAGACACGCCACCAATGTTGGTCAATGCGGTTGCCGTATTGGCAACATCAGACAAGTTGTTGGCTGAAAGAAGTGCGCCTGCCGCAGTAGTCAACCCACCAACATTGATTGTCCACACGCTGTACGATCCTGCACCAGTGTGCTGCGTGACATCCACAACGAGCGTCGTGCTGGAGTAAGTAACAACAACCCCATGCATGTGGTTGCTTGAATTAAATACAATCGTGCAATCCTGAGTTGGCGTGTAAGATAATCCAGCTTCGACCGTAAATGTCTTTGTGCCGTTACTAACTGTGTTTGTGCTGGTAGACTGCGTAAGGTAACTATCACCCCTGTTGCTAATCACAAACTCTGTTGTGGCAAGCTGAGTCGTATTAGTGTTAGCGGGGGCGGTAGGCGCTGTTGGCGTTCCAGTAAACGCTGGAGAGGCCAACCCTGCTGCCCCAAGTGCAGACAATGCAGATATAGCGTCCGTTGACCCTGTCCCGCCTTTGCTGATGGCGATGATATCACTTGTAGCTACAGCTCCAATTGATCCGGGAGTAATTGCGGCTATCTGCGCAGAAGCGAGCGATTGAACCTGTGCGCTGTTAAGTCCCCCCAATGCCGTTGTAGCGATAGACCCATCAGCAAATTTAATCCCGCCAGCATCAACAGACAACGCAGTGACAGCATCTGGGGCTACTCCAATCCCAACTCGACCTGTGCTGGAGATTACAAACGGGGTTGCATCTGGGCTTGTCTCATCCTCAACGCGAAACGCCTCGCCTGCACCAGTCTGTAAGATTGAAACAGCAGCAGAAGCAGAAGCAGCCGTAAACGTAGCAGCTCGGCCAGTGCCGTTATTGCTAACCGTAAGTGAATTTGCCGTTCCACCAACTCCAATTGTTTGAGTTTGGTTAAATGTGTTTGCCTGAGACGTTCCAGCAAGTGTCACCGCAACTCCTGTACTTGGAGAAAATGTAAGCCTGCTCTGGTTGCTGACCCAGACATCTCCTGCAATCGTACTCGCTGGAGCAGCAACACCAACAAGCGACCCGCCAATATTTGCCTTAGCTTGGTCAGTCGTAGCCGCCATAATGAGGCGACCTTCCATTGTTGAGCCAGCCTTCTGTACATATGCAGACAACTGCGCTGAATCAAGGGCAGGGACTTGAGCAGAAGTAATCCCGCCAAGAGCAGCTAGCGCAGAAGCCGCAGTAGTTGCACCTGTCCCGCCGTTTACAATCCCGATTATAGCACTCGTTGCAAAAGCACCAATAGAGGCAGGCGTGATTGCCGCGATCTGAGCAGATGCAATTGCACTGACTTGCGCAGTGTTGGTAAATCCACTGATCTGATCTGTGGTCGCAAATGCAGACAACTGCGAGGTAAACGCAATGCCTACAATTTGAGTAGTCGTAGCAAAACCAGACAATTGACTTGTGCTAGCAAAGCCAGAGATAGCCGCTGACGTAATACCGCCAAGCGCAGACAGTGCAGACACAGCATCCGTGGCCCCAGTGCCTCCCTTGCTTATGCCGATAATGTCGCTTGTTGCTACAGCGCCAATAGTAGCAGGAGTGATAGCCGCAATCTGAGCTGACGTTAGTGCCTGAACTTGCGCACTGTTGAGGCCGCCAATTTGGTCGGTGGTAGCAAGTCCAGCGGTTATTAGCGATTTAGCTGCTGTTTTTGTTATCCCTCCTTGATTAAGGACAAAGATATCAGAGAGACCAACAATAGATGCTGTTGGAAGTGCAGAGATTTTTACGTCAGGCATACGATTAGCTAATTAAAACCCAAGAAACAGAAGGCTCATCCCAAGTGTACTTATTGCCGTCAGATGGATATGCCACAGGCGGATTCCAGATGCAAGTTTCTTCATCTAAGATCCATGACGGATATGGCTGTGGAGTGTAAAAGGCATCGCGCACCTCATCGTACACATAACCAATGCCAGCGTAGTTCTTTCGCAGTGGACGGCCTTCTGGATGTTGGCCCGCAAGTGTGTTGTAGCTAGTCTGCACCCATGTGCC